TGTCTTCTGCTTCTTCTTTATCGTCGGCTTCTGCTTTTTTCTCTTCTTGAGGTTTTTCCTCAATTAGAGATTCAGCTTTGTCATGTTCTTTCGAACAATTACATTCTTCTGCCATGTATTAAGTTTATATAACATTTAGTTTATATAGTTTTTGTTTTACCACATTTGGAACATTTCATTGATGATGGTCTGTCTTGTGTTATATCTGAGTTTCCAGGCTTCTTTAATTTGTCAGGGTTTCCCAATGATTCTGCTGTTATTCCTTCATCATCTTTCTTTTCTTCTGATATTTGTGCTGAGTGTCCTGCCCCCTGTATTGATGTGGCTCCTGCCCCTAATCCTCTAATTCCTCCTCCTCTTGGAGGATTTACATCCTTGTTACAAGGACATCCTTCTTCATGTTCTTTTGCAATACTAATTTCTTTAATATCTTTATCGTCTTTTGGTTTTGTTAAACCTTCAGATTGTTGCCATTCTGTTCCTTTACTACAAGGACAATCTTTTTTATGTTCTTTTGCTTGTTTAATTTCTTTAATATCTTTATCGTCTTGAGCATTAGTTGTAGATCCTGAATCATTATGATTTTTTGCAGTAGGAATATCTTTTAAATCTTTATCCTCAATAGGATTTACTCCCAATGGTTTTTGTGAACTAAACTTATCATCCTTATGTGCATTCTCTTTTACCTCTGCTACAATATCATCAGTTTTATTTTCTACTGTGAAATCTGCTGATCTATTTTCTGTTCTATCTTGAATTGAACCACAATATCCTTCTGGATTTCTAATATCATCATCGTTTCTTGCTCTTTCTTCACATCCTTCAAATTCCAATCCACCCCATTTGGTAGGTAATGGTTTAGTTACATTTGATTTTGAAATGAAACAACCTTTCTCTTCACATTTAATTATAACATCATTGTCTTCTTCCTTTACCACATAGTCATCTCCTGTCTCGGTTGATTTTGCTATATCGTTAGTTGCTGTAATTAATGCAAATGGAACTGCTGGATCTTCACATACTGCAATTTCATACATTTCTATGTCTTTTAAATGGAAAGCGATGCTTCCGTCTGATTGTTGTACTGGTGTCGCATCCGACGTTGTTGCTCCACCAAATGAAAGTCCTCTGTATTCTCTCGATTTTATCTTCTCCCATATCTCATTATCTAGTTGTGTATGGTTAAATATTTTACCAATAATTTTTAATGCAGGTAATTCACTTCCATCCTCTGTAGTTAGTGTTGTTTTAGCATAATTGATTCCTTTTCCTACTATTCTGTTTGAATGTGTGTCTGATATTGCTCCTCCCCTATCCATCCATATTGGAAGGCATTTGTATAATGAATCTACAACTGTAACCTCGCCTTGTTTATCAACCATCTCTACTGTCAATAATCCTTCGAAAAATCGTTCTCCAGATTCTTCTTTGAAAACTAGACTTTTAGTTACAAAATTATTCGAAATCATCTATATATGAAAAGGTTTTATTTGTTTATAAAGTTTTAGAAAAGAAAAAAAGGAGTTTTAGTAGTGTTTTATGCTACTTTCTTTGCTTTGGAAACAGCGAAATCTATTGTGAATCCTGCTGTAAGACCGATTAAAACCAGTCCTAATGTGTCAATTCCTGACAAAGATATTGTTTGTGCGATAGCGAGTCCTGCAAATCCTGATACAATAACTGCACCTAAGCATTTCTTGATATCATATTTAGTCTCAGATGAACCAAGAAATCCTCTAATGGTATTGAGTATTGCACCTGATACGGTTGCTAGAACTACTGCAAGTAATGGATCTACCATGTTAAAAATCTGATTCGCGTTCTATTTAAAGTTACTCTAATCTTCATCTTCTTCTGAGCACAGTGGGCATAGATGTTCACACATTTTTTGTAAAAATGTTTTATCTTGTCTTACCATATTTCTCCAACTCTCTAGATATTGTCAATCCTGTTACAAATATTGACGAAATTAATGCAATAATTAATGTCTGTTCAAAAGTTAAACCTATTTCAAAAACAGTTTCAGCAATGTTACCTGATACAAGTGGAGAGAAAAATGATACCCCGAAATTACCAAAGATTCGTGCGGCTATTTTTTTCAATATAAGATTGTTATATAACCAACGTATATAAATTTAATTTATAGGCACTAACTCTTCGTCTTTAATCATGTCTAATGCTATCATAGGATCGTCATATATGTATTCTACTAACTCTAATTCTTCTGCACTCCCTTCGTAGTAACCACACGGTGGACACAACCAAAATATTAACTCATCATTCATGTATCCATACATCTTTTTCTTACATACGTCACATGTAATTGTTGGTATATCCATATTAAAGGTTTAAAAGGGTTTATTAATAAGGTTTTGTTTACACTATTATGGCATCGTCAATCTATATATATCCTGATTTTAATCAATATTCTAGATTTTATGGTAGAGAACAAAATGACTTAACATATGAAGCAATACTAATAGACCTTTATGTTGATGTAGTTAAACAAAAATTGTTTGTAATAACAAATACAAGTAATGAAAAAGAAAGAATATTAAATAATAGAACAATTACTCATATACGAAACGAGTCATTTAAGAAATATCATCTTAATGATGATTGTAGATTAGTTACTGATAAAGACATTGTTTACAAGAATGGGTACTTGGAATTATTTCCAAGATTTTTGAGAAAACCTTTGATGAAACTTAGAGTTGACAGATGTGTAGGTGGAAATATTAAAAAGAACAGACTAGATTTAACAAAAATGAAATATGATTATACCAGAGATAGAATCAACCTTGTTGTACACCATTCTACCTCCTGAATCTTCTGTCATCAGTCATGATTTCTTTCCAATCTTTTCCATGTTTCTTTTTAAGTGATAGCCAAAAAGGATCAGTTCCAAGAATACCACCCTTCTTGTTATACTCTTTAGTAACATTTGCAACACGTCTATGACAATTAAAGCATAAACGAATGTTAATTTGTTCTAAACCAAACTTGTAAGCGTTACAAAAATAACAAAGACCATAATGCTTTACTTTAACAACTGTTAGTAATGCTTCTCTACCTTTCTTGCCTGCACAGTCTCCACATATGTCTGAAACAGTTGCGTTAGATGCCTTGTTTGATAGACAGCCAAAACATAATGCCTCTTTATATTCGTTAACTCTAGTATATTCGTTCTCTTGATGTTTTTCCCAAAGTTTTTTTGTGTGGTCGTTTGCGTTCTTGTTAGTATCTAGTTCGGTGGGCAAAATCCAGTCAACCTCTTTAAGCATTGATCCAGTGCGGTAAAAGTGTAGAACTCTATTTGCTCAGTACCTTTTTCACATTTGGTTGTCATTTTAATTATATCTTGAATAACATTTTCACAACGTGTTTTCTTAACTTGAATCTTTACAGTCTTCACAACTACAACTTTTTTTGTTTTTTCTCCATATACTTTCTCCACGTTCGCCTTCCTCTTTATTTTTTTTCCTACACTCTTCACAGTCATGATTCTTGTATGTCATCCTTCTCCCAACTATTTAAACCTTCGAACTCATTCTTCACAATATCTCTGGCTTGTCTAACTGTCATCATTCCAGCCTTGCGAAGTTCGTCTACTGTTTTAGTTTTATTCCATCCAAAGTCTACGGATGTTTGTAATGTTGTCTTAACTATTTCAAAGTTGGCTGGGGTAATGCCGTCTGGGAAAGATTTCCTGGACATACTTGTTCCTTGTCCTGATGCAGGGTGTCCTTGTGCAACTCCGCCTGTGTCGGACGGTCTTTGCTTGCCTGGTTCGCCTTGCATTCGTTGTTGCTCCTCCTTTGGGGCGGCTGTGCCGCCTCTTCCTCCTGGGTTCTTCACAGTTCCACCGTTGTTCTCTTCGGCATCTATCTGTTCTCTTAATGTTATGACAGGATCTTTTGATACAATAAAGTCTCCAGTGTGAGTTCTTGTAACTTCGAATCCCATTGATTGGTATGCTCTCATGTTTTCTATTTCAACTCCTTCTATTTGTAAGTTTCTAAGTTTGTCGGTTTCTTCTCCAATCTTTAATTTTAATTCCCAGTCATCTACATTTAACATAAATGCAATCTTTCGTAAAAAGCCTTTGTACAAAAAGTCCTGACCCCATTTGACTGCTCTGTTTGTAATTGTAACTTGCAAACCTTCTTGAGACCAACCAGTAGGAAGTTCTCCAAAGTAAAGGGGGAGGACACCATATGTTGCTCCTATAATCATACGTAGTTCTCTTCGTATTGTAGTAAATTCTAATTCTTTAAGTGATCCAGTAAAGTCTATCCATTCTGCCATGTTACCTGCGTTACCACCTCTGTCGTTTTCAACAAGTAGGGGGTGTATTCTGTATGGATCTTCTGCGGCAGACTCTTCAAGTGCATCCCAGGACTTTCTAAAAGTCTCATAGTTTCTTGATGCAATAACTAACATACCTCGTGGAGGTCTCATCTTGTCGAAATACTTTCTAATGTATTCGTCCATGTGGGATAGTGCCATTACTTTACTCCAGATGGAATAAATCGGGGAGAAACCATAAACCAAGTCTGGTCTATACTTGCCTGCTTTCCAAATAACTTCGCCTTCAGCATAAACAAATCGTTTTGGGTTTGGAATACCTAGCGAATAGATGGAGTTGACTTCGCAGATGGCTTTCAGAGCCTTCAAGGGCATGGAGTGCTTTCCGTCTTGTACGATTTGACAGTAGTCATCATCCAGAATTCGGTGCTCTCTGTGCTCAGAATGGGGGCAAACACGTACTTTATGACCTTTATCATCGTATCCTATACGTCCATCAGAGTCTGCAATCATTGCAATCTGTGCTGGATCAGCTCGTATCATTTCTTTTATTTTCGTGTTTTTGAGCATAATTTCGCCTTTATCGTTAAAAACATAGGATTTTAGAGTTAAAACGTATGCATTATCAGCAATTTCGAGGTCTCTTTCAATCATTCTCATAACATCTTCTAATGTCTGTTCGTTACCATTTACAGGGTTAATCATTAAATCTTCTAAAACCTTACGATGTTCAGGTATTGGTCTAATTAAATTGGTTCCACCACAGGTATCACACATCAATGTGTTGTTTTTAGTCTCTCTTTGTTCCATTATTGTGAGTGCTGTGTTCTCTGTTGAGTTATCTTTCTCTGCTTCAGGAGACAATGGGGGGTATTCAAACTCTTTTGAGCAGTCTGTACATTTGTATTTGAACTTTTCAACGATTTCAAATCCATTTTTGAACATTTCTCTGTTGATTGTTTCGATAGGAATACGTAAAGCATCTATGTTATTGGCTAACTCATAGATCATTATGAGTGGGAATGGGAAAATTGGTAGTTTAGCACCTGTATCGGTACTCATGTATGGTTGTGTTATGCTTGGTCGGACTGTTTTACCTGTCTCCCCTGCTTGAGCTTTAGTGATTAACCCATTTAAAGAGGTTTTAATACT